ACGACAGTGTGGCTCTGCCATTCAAGGACTTGATCGCATTCGGGTTAGACACTCTACCGATTGGGTATATTCCGCCATTACTGTTGCCGTTGCCGTTGCCAAATGGGAGGGTTACGGAATCCCACAGCTGGCTCATCGGAGGCAACTGCTTGACAAGCATGACAGGAGTTCCGGCGGTGATGCCACTGATCGGAATGCGGGCGATCGGAATCCACACGGTACCGGAATTGTTCAGGATACTACCCGACGGAACCGTGGGATCAGCCGCCGTGCCACTGGTGGCGGTGCCCTTCAACACAGCGAGCGCGATCGTTTCGATGTTGTTCGAACCTCGCGTGTATTTCACGCAGATCAGGTCGTTGCGGTTCCGTCCCGTGACTCCGCTTTCGATCGTGACGGTCTCCGCCGCGGTGACGCGTGCGTATCGTCCTTCGATCACAAGGTTGAGGACCGGGATGAGCGCTTTGTTTGCTGACTGCATGGTCACGGCGGGGAATTTGCCGTCGCTGCCTTGCAGCAGGTAGTTGCCGTTTCCGACCAGTCCGGCCTGCATGGCTCCTTGGTCGCTGGATGTGATGTGCGGAGCGCCGGCCTTGCCGGTGATGAGATTCATGGTCATGGTCATTCCTTCCTATCTGTTGTGTTGTTGAGGTATGCGGCGTAGGCGGCGTCCTGCGTGGCTGCCAGCGCTTTGAACGTCTGCCAGCATGCGGTACAGACGAGCGCGCCCTGTGCGACTCCGTCGACGGTGGTGTGTGTGATGTCGTGCCAGTCGCTGGAGGTGCGTGGGTCACCGTCGGCGAGGTATGCGGAGGCGTGGCATCGGTCGCAGGTGTATCTGGTGATGTTCGTGGTTCGTGCCATTGATGTTCCTTTCTCTTTCAGGCTGTGCGCTGGTAGATGTGTCCTGGAAGGATGGTGTTGCATTCCTTCCAAGTGCCGCCGTAGGTGGTTCCCGGATTTGTTGTGGCGGTGGTCCAGTAGAGGGAGCCGACCGGGTGGGCGGCGATGAACGCCTGGCTTGCGCTCATGCCCGTCTCGCCCTTGTCGCCCTTCGGTCCGACGAGGCTTGTGTTGGAAACCGGTTTGAACGTCACGTTTTTCCCGGTGGCTGTGATCTGCGCGTACATCAGGTTCTTGCCGCCATTGGTCATGGCGAAGAAGTATTCGCCTACGACCGGGGCACGGTTGAAACTGAGTGCCCGCCAGTCAAAATCCGAGCATGCGGACGTCCAGTATCCGGATAGTATGCGTGTGATGATCAAGGCAGGCAACCCGGTCTCGCCGCGTTGGCCGGCCTCTCCTTTCGCTCCGGTGGCCCCGGTCGCGCCAGTGGCGCCGGCAGGGCCCTGCGGTCCTTGCACTCCCTGCTTGCCTTGCGGTCCGGTGTCGCCTTTGGGGCCTTTGACGTTGCCGAGCAGAATCTTCGTCATATGCGCTCCTTACTTTCCGTCATTGATCATGTAGTACAGGTCGCCCGTCGCCGGATCGTAGGAGACGGGAGCCGCCGACGCGGTGGTCGTATCCGCGTACACGGCGTACAGGTCTCCGTTCGGGTCGACCTGCAGTGTGAAGAATCCGGAAGTTGGCGCCGTCACGCCGCTGGCACCCTGCGGTCCTGTCGGTCCCTGTGGGCCCTGCAGTCCCTGCGCACCTTGTATTCCCTGCTTGCCTTGCGGCCCGGTGGGGCCTGTTGCTCCGGTAGGTCCGGCAGGGCCGGTGTCGCCTTTCGGACCTTGCGGGCCGGTAGGGCCTCCTTCTCCGGCGGGTCCGACATCGCCTTTATCACCCTTGTCACCTTTCAGCCCTTCAGGACCTTGCGGGCCGGTAGGGCCGGCAGCTCCAGTGGCTCCTTTAGGCCCGGTCTCGCCGGTATCGCCCTTCACGCCTTGTGGGCCGACGTCACCTTTTGGACCTTGCGGTCCGGCAGGGCCTTGCGTTCCGATGATGGATTGACGGGAAATCGTCTTTCCCGTGAATAGGCTGCCGGACTGTGAAACGCACTGCCAGACGATGCTGTATTTTCCGCCACCTGACAATGCGGTCGAATATTCGTTGGCGAGTGGTGTTCGGTTCAACCATTCGCTCACGTTCCCCGTGAAAGTGGATCCCACCGGATATTCGCCGACGAGGGATTTCTTCATCACGAGCGCCGGAAGGCCGACGTCGCCTTTAGCTCCCTGAACGCCCTGCGCTCCTTGCTTGCCTTGCGGGCCGGTGGCCCCGGTATCGCCCTTGTCGCCTTTGGGGCCTTTGATGTTGCCGATCAATAGTCGCGCCATGTGTCACCTTTCCGGGATGTCCACGTACAGGTTCCCGCTCTCGGAGTCCCAGACGAACGAGGGTGGGTTCGTGTTGTCCGGATAGTTCACGTACAGGTCGCCGTCGCCTTCCATGCTGAGCGTGAAGAAGCCGTTCGAGGGGGCGGATACGCCGCTGTCGCCCTTGTCACCCTTCTCCCCTTGCGGGCCCTGGATGCCTTGGGAACCTTGGATGCCTTGTCTGCCCTGGGGGCCGGTCGCTCCCTGTGGACCCGTGGGACCCTGCGGACCTGTGGAACCCGTCGGGCCTTGCGGTCCCGCCGCGCCGATCGCGCCGGCATCACCCTTATCGCCTTTCTCGCCGCGTATCCCCTGCAGTCCCTGCGGGCCTTCGGGACCGGCGACGCCTTGCGGCCCTCGCTCCCCGATCGCTCCTTTCTCTCCCCGAGGACCGGTGGGTCCGGTCGCTCCGGTGGCCCCCTGTGGTCCTGCGTCGCCCTTGTCGCCCTTCTCCCCTTGCGGACCCTGGTCGCCTTTCGGAAGCCCCAAATTCAAGGTTTTGTCGCTGCCGGCGCCCGTAAGCGACGCGCTTGCCTGTGCACCGGGGGCGAGCGTGTCCACCGAACCGATTTTCAGGCCGGTGATGTAGTCGCCTTTCGGCTGTTTACCCGACAATGCGTTGTTGAGCGAGTCGATGTCGTTTCTGGTCACGTCGGCGCTGAACGTCCAGGCGTCGAGTTTGAGGCCGGCTCCAGCGTAGTAGGCGTGGCCACCATCCCCGATGGAGGATTCTCCGCTGTTGCCGCCGGCGCTGGCACCTCCGGATTCGTAGGTGACGGTGAGCACGCCTCCCGAAACCTTGACGATCTTCTTGGAGATCTCGGCAGTGACGACGAGGCCCGTGTTGTTGTCACGACCCGTGACCAGGTCGCCAACGTCCGCGTCGATGCCGTCGGGAATGTCCACGTCGATGGTGCTGGTGTTCCGAAGCTCCTGGAATTTCTGCCTGCCCTTGTCCTCGAGCTCGTCGGCTTCGGCGTTGGACAACTCGTATGTGGCGGTGCGTTCGTCAAGGCCTTTGAGGGTCTGCGTGTGGCTGAACGTGCCGTTCGCGTCGGCGTACCAGTGGATGACGGTACGGTCCTTGAGTTCGCCCTTGCCCAGGCAGATGAGATGGTTGATCGGGTGCGCCGCCTGTTTGGCGGTGAAGTCGATGAGGTCCGAGTCGATGCTGTCGCCGATCGTGCGGACGGGCATGGCGCTCATGGATACCTTGTCGCCGTCATTACGCAACCGGAGTTTGAGTCCGCTTGCCCTGAGCATCTTGACCAGACCGCTGTACAGGTCCACGTACCGGTCGAACTGGCAGGTGGTCTTGTGGTCGGCGCTTTCGTCGGTGACGGTGAACAGGCCTTGCAATCCCGCACGGCTGACGAGCGTGCGCATAATGACGGGAATCGTGCCGGACAGGGTGAGGTAATCGTTGTTCCTGTCCGGTTCGATGATCTTCGAGGCGAGCACTCCATGCCAGTCGCGGCCATGCCATGTGACGGTGGACAGGCCTCCGTCCACGTCGACATCCGTGTCGTCGATGATGCCGCCGTACTCGGTGCCGTCGATCATGATGCGGCTCCCCGCCTTGAGCGCGGCGTCTTCGACCTGCAGGTCGAAGTCGTTCTCCCCGCTACCGAACGCGAGGTCGAGCGTGTATGAGGCGTGGCTCGCCACGGGTTTGCCTGTGGCGTCGGTGACGATCAGGTCCATGGCGGTTCGCTCCTTTCCTCGCAGACCGTCAAGTCGAATTGGAATCCTCCCGGCCAGCTGATCGGCTGTGTTCCGGGCGCGAGCGGTTGGAACACGTACCGGCCGGAATCCTTGCCCGACCCTCGCACGGCCTGCGCGAAGCAGTTTGTGACGAGACCTGTGCCGCTGACCATGGTGACGGTCCTGACATCGCCGGTGCCGTCGATTTCCAGACGCGAGCCGGATGGCACGGTCACGTCGACCTCGTACCGGTTGTTTCCGATGATGACGTACGGTTGCGCGCATGGTCCGAATATCGTGAGCTTGACCGGCTGCGGGATGGACGTGTCGTTGACGATCTCGGCACCCAATGCCATGCCGGCGAAATCATGCGGATAATCATATGGATAGTCAAGGTCGGCGGTTCCGGAATCGTATCGCGGCGTGAAATGCGTCATGGTCGGACGGCGCCACACGCCATCGGCCAGCACGATGGTCAACTGCGTCTCGACCATCGTGGGCGTGATGGATTGCGGTTCGCTTTTCGTGATCCACGCTTTGGCTTCCCATTCGCCGTCGGCCACGAGCGTGCCCGGGTTCCCGGATGCCATGTCGGCGTCCGCGAGGCGGCGCAGTAGGTCGAGCGTGGCCGGAGAATCGTGGATCTTCACGGTGACTGTCGCCTCGCGTGCCTTGCGGGTGATGCCCGTCATGCCACGTGAGGCGAGGCTGTAGTCCCAGACGCGGGCTCGCAGTCCCGTGAGCGTCTCGCCGTACAGCGGCCCCTCGAAGCCGATGCGCTCACCTGTGGCGGCGCACACGTATTCAAGCGATTGCACTTCTCACCTTCCTTGCGAAGTCGCGGTCCCCTATCGTCGGCGTGTATCGGGCGATGATCGATCCGAGGTCGTCGTGCAGCGATTCGACGGCCGCGATGAGTTCCCGCAGATCGCCGTCGCCGGCATTGGCGCCGGTGCCGGCCGTGACGTTCAGCCTGCCGGTCTTCGACCAGTCCGCGTCGGAGAGGCTCATCGTGGAGACGAGCGAATCCATGGAACGGCTGACCACATGCGCGGAATCGTCGATGCCCAATGCCATGCCACGTCCGACCATCACGCCGACCTCGTCGCGGAACACACGCGACGGCGAGTGGATGCCCAAAGCGTTCTTGGCCTTGTCCACCAAGCCCGACAACGCGTTGGTGATGCTGGAATACAACGAGCCGACCATTCCTGTGATGCCGTTGATCAATCCCTGGATGATGTTGCGTCCCGCGCTGACGAGCCAGCTTCCCGCGCCGGACACCGCGCTCCGGACGGTTCCGCCGATCCCGCTCACGACGCTCCCGACACGGCCAACCATGTTGCTTACGGTGCCGACGATGCCGCCCCAGACGCTCGACACAATGCTTCCGACGCCATTCCACAACGCGGCCCACACGCTCCGGATTGTCGAGCATGCGGCGGATACCACTCCGCTGACCATGCCGATGCCGGCGGAGACGACGCCTTGGATGCCGCCCCACACTGCCGACACGATGCCCTGGATGGCCGACCACGCGGCGCTCCAGTTCCCGTTGACGACCGCGAGCGCCAGTTGGATGATGCCTTGGATGACGGCGAGTGCGGTGCTGATGACTGTGGCGATGATGGTCCATGCGCCTTGTACGACGGTGGATATGGTGTTCCAGAGTCCGTTCCAGACCGTGCTGATGATTGTGACGGCGGTTTGGAAGATGGTTTGGATGTTCTGTATTCCTGCTTGCAGGAGTGGTGTGATGGTGGTGATGAATGTTTGGATGCCGGTGATGATCGCGGTGAGCGCGGTCATGATGATGGGGCCGATCGTGTTCCAGACGTTTTGGAGGACGGTGGTGATGAGTGTCCATCCGGTTTGCCAGATTTGTTGGATTTGGCTCATGGTCTGGGTGATGAATATGGCGATGGCTTGCAGGATTGGCTGGCATGCGGTGCTGATCTGGTTCCAGATTCCCATGAACCATGTGGCGAAGCTGTTCCAGAGTCGTTTGCCCGTTTCGGTTTGGGTGAAGAACCATGTCAGCGCGGCCACGACCGCGCCGATGGCCACGACAAGCATGCCGATCGGATTCGCATCCAAGGCAGCGCTGAATGCCAGCTGCACGGCGGTAGCAGCCTTGGTCACCGCGCTCCACGCCGATTGAGCTGCCTTGACAATATTGAACGAGCCGGCGAGTTGCTTCAGTGCTCCAGCCGCGCTTCCCGCGTCGGAGATCTTGCCAATCAAATCGAACGTGGCCGTAGCGGTCTTCTCCACACCGGAGGCAGTCGCGGAAATGGCCTTCAGTCCACCGGAAACTGTCTTCAGCCCGGCCGAGACGATATCCCAGCCTTTGACCGCGAGCAATGCAATGGTGATGGCTTTCAACGCGCCGGATACCAGTGCGCCGTTCTGCTGCGCCCACTGTCCGACCGACTGCAGCCAGCCTCCCACCGTCATGAGCACGCCGGTCAAAGTGTTCAACAGTCCGGCGAAGCTCTGCGCCGCGGAACTGGCGGTGCGCGCGCTGTCGTTGAAGCCGAAGGCCTGCGAGACCGCGGCCGCCAATACGGAAACCAGCGAGCCCAATCCGGAGATGACGCCGGTCAGGCTTTCAAGGAACGGCTGCAACGCGCCCGTCTCGATGAACGTGTTGACGAACGTCTTCGCCCATCCCGCCGCGTTCGACAACGCCTGCGCGACCGAAGCGACCACTCCCGCGAGCGCGCCGGCGGTTGTGGAGAACATTGTGGCGGCTTCGCCGCCATTGTTGAGTCCGCCTATGAGTGATGTGATTGCGTTCCAGAGGCCAGTGAGTTGGCTTTTGAGGCTGGCCGTCGCCGAGGCGAGCATCTGGAAGCCGGGGATGTTGGAGATCGTGTCGCCAAGGTTTTTGAGTTTCGCCTGTGTGGCGGGTATCGCGTTCTCGAGACCTTGTTGGAGTGCCGCTCCGACTTTTTGCAGGGTTGGTGTGACGGCTGCGGTGAATGTATCGATGAGTGGGATGGCTTGGTTGAACAGGCCGCGTAAGCCGTCGAGGACTGGTGTGGCGGCTGTTTCTCCGAGTCGGCTCAACGCGGCTTTCACGTTGGCCAGGGCGCCGGTGAATGTGGTGCCTGCGGATAGTGCGGCGCCGCCTAGGCCTTCCTGCATGGCGTCGGCGAAGGTTTGGAAGTCGATTTTGCCGTCCGAGACCATGTCGGACACTTCGGCGCTGGTCTTGTTCAGATGCTTGCCGAGCATTTGGAGGACTGGGATGCCGCTCGACATGAGCTGGAGCATGTCGTCGCCCTGGAGTTTGCCTCGGGCGGCGACGGAACCGAAGATCATGCCGATGTCAGTGAGGCTTCTGCCGCTGATCTGCGCGGTGTCGGCCACGGTCTTGAGGATCTTGGTGAGCTGGTCGCCTTCCTTGATGCCGGAGGCGGACAGGCTGGCCGCGACGGTCGCGGCGTCGCCCAATCCGAACGCGGTGCCCTTGACGGATGCGAGCGCGTCGTTCATGATTTCGGTGACGCTCGCGCTGTCGTGGCCGAGGCCTTTGAGTTTGGCTTGCGCGTTCTCGATGTTGAGGGCGCGGGTGAAGCCGCCTTTGGCGGCCAATGCGGTGATGCCGCCGGCGAGGGTGGCGATCGCGCCTGTGCCGACCTTGCCGATTTTGCCGAATGCTCCGCCGATCTTCGAGATGAGGGTGCTGGAGCTTTTCTTGGAGGCTTTGTTGACGGCGTCGCCGATGTCGCCTTCGATGCTTTTGCCGAATCCTTTGCCGGATGGTTCGACGTGGACGTATGCGACGCCTATGTCCTGTGCTGCCATCGTGTTTCCTTATTCGTAGGTTGGGATTCCGATGGCGGTCGGAGTCAGAGGTCGTCGTTGATGTGGAAGTAGGCTTTGAGCCGTTCCCTGTCCTCGCGTTGACGGCGGGTGAGGTTGTGCGTCGGGGTTGGCGGGCGGAGCGGGTCGTGCTCGTGGTCGAACCATGGGCGTTTGCGTTGTCCGGACAGCGTCCAGACCGCCTGTTCGGCTCCGTCGGGCGCGTAGACGGCGTTCTGCAACGCCATCCACGAGTGGCTCGTATGGTCTTTGAGGATTTCGCGGGTCAACGCCCAGGCGAGTCCCCAATCGACTCGTGGACGTTGGCCTTCAACCCATTCCCGGAAGCGTACGGGCCTGTAGATCTGCCCGTACGCTCGGATCCAGTCGTAGGCTAGTGCCGCGCGATTGTTGTTCCAGAGGTGGGCGAGGTAAACGCTTTTGGGTCCAGTCCGGATTCCTCGGCCCACGCCTTGATGGTCGCGGTGAGGTAGGCCATCGGACGTTTGGTCTTGCGCAGCACGTTCCAGAAGTTCGGCTGCATCGTCTGGAAGTAGGCGAGGAACGTGCTCACGCAGGCCGTGGTTTCCTCGTCGGACAATGCGGGCTTGCTTTTGATCAGGAGGATGGCCTGGACGAGTTCGATGGGCAGTTCCGCGTTGTTGAGGTTCGGCAGGTCGAGTTTGACGCCGGCGACCTCGAGGTGCACGTCGGGTTTGAGCTCTTCCGCTTCGGTCAGGTCTACGTCCACGACATGGTATTCTTTGTCGCTCATGTTGGCTCCGTTCTAATGGTTGGCGGTTGAATGGGTGTCCCGTGCGGCCGACCGCCATCGGCCGCACGGGAAGAATCAATGGGTCACTTGGCGTCTTCAATGACGAGGCCCCATGCGTGGAACTGTTCGCCGTTGGTGCCCTTGAGCATCTTGAACGTCATGCTGAAGTTCATGATCTCGCTGGATTTCAGGCTCACGTCGTCACGGTCGCTCACCTTCGCGTTGGTGCCGTACAGGAGGAACGGACGGTCCTGCTGGTCGAGCGCGACCAGCACGAGGATCCACTCCTTCTTCAATCCGGCGCCCTTGATGCTGATGCCGCCGTCCGAATCGACGTCCACGTCGAAGTAGGCCGACACCACATCCTTGCGGCCCTCCATGGCGGCGAGCTGCAGGGTCCAGTAGCCCGGATCCGTGTCGGACAGCACGATGTCGCCGTTGTGGGCCTTGTAGTCGGTGCTGTCGCCCGGTTCCGGATGCAGTACGGCGCCGTCCTCCGTGGAGTAGCCGATCGGCTTCTTGCTTGCCGGCGGGGTCCAGGCCACTCCGGTCGGAGCCACGAACGTGCTGTCGCCCTTGGGGAACAGGAACAGCGCGTAGTTCTTGATCAGGCGCACGTTGCCTGCGGTGTTGCCGCTGGACACGTACCCGTAGTCGGTCGCGCCCTGCGCGGCGACGGTGGTTTTTTCGTTGTTGTCAGACATTCGTCTGCACCTTTCCGTTCTTCGCGTGTGGCGGCACGTTGTCTTTGGTTGTGTTTCAGTTGACGGTGACCTCGAGCAGGAGCACTCCGTACGCGCACACCAGCCTCTTGTCCTCGTCAGTCATGCGTACCGGCCCGGATTCGAGTGACGCGTCGATGAGCGGCGCGACGGTTCCGAGCCCGATGATCTCCCTCGCGATGTCGGCCCACAGGCGTGCGGCCTTGTCCCAGTCGCCCGTATGGTCCTCTCTCATGCAGCGCACGCTCAGCCGCAGCCGCACGTACTGCGAGATTGGGGTGCTCATGCCTTGCATGGAGTCGGCCAGCGTGGCTTCGGTGAAGGGAGGTTCGAGGTCGCTTCGTTCGATGGTGTCGAACGTCACGTCCGGGAACAGTGTCCTCAGTTTGGGCAGGAGCAGGGGTTCCGTGCGCCGGGGAGTGACCGGGATGCTCATACGCGCATCCTTCCGAGCGTGTCCTCTAGCGTGCCGTGCGCCTTCTCCACCGGTGCCGGGCAGATGATCGCCACGCCGCTGCGGTTCTTGCCGTCATGGTCGCGGACCATGCAACGGTCATCCTCTACGGCGGCTTCGGCCGCGTCCCTCATGCGCGAGCGCAATGTCTCGTTTTTGAGGACCTGTTGGCTGAACGCCTTGCGGTTGAATACGAATCTGCATCGTTTGGCCATGCTTATCCTTCCCGTTCGCCCACGGTGATGACGTCGCCGATGTGGCGTCCGTGGAGGTTGTTCCACACTTGCGGTTTTCCTTTGACGGGCAGGAGGATGCCTCTGACTTTGATCAGGTCGGTGGCTTGGATGCCGGTCGGTTGGCTACCGCGGATGTGGATCGTGTATTCGATGGTCTGCGGGCTGGCGTTCTCCTCGGTCTGGTCGGTGGTGGAGGTTGGCGCGACCATCGCCTGGAACGTGCCGACGCGGACGGGTTTGCCCTGGATGGGGTTGCCGTCCGTGTCGGTGGTGGACTGGCCGCGCCACACTTCGATGGTTTCCACTAGGACGTCTCCCCCGTTGCCATGTCGACGCTGAACGCGCGCTGAGCGTTGATGCCAAGGATGCGTTTCTCGTCGTCGCGCAGCCAGAGATCGCCGGTGGGCGCTCCGAAACTGTATTGTTCGCTGAAGCTGCCGGTGGTCTGGTTCATCTGCGTGATGCCGCCGGGAATGTCGTACGGGTCGGCCTGCATGATTCTGCGGACGATGTCGCAGGTGATCTTCGTCAGCAGGCGTGGCCGTTCTTTTTGGAGACGTTGCCAGTTCGGGGAGCGTTCCTTGATGTAGTCGGTCACGTCCGCGAGATGCGTGTCGGCCTTCTCACGTTCCTCGTCGGTGAGTTTGTGCCACCTCTGTTCGAGGTCGACGGAGGTGGCGAACACGTCTGGTTCGACAGTCATGTCGGACTCCGTCAGGCGGTGAGCAGGACGAAGCGGTTGATGTCGCGGATACGGAAGCCGACCTCGATTTCGATTCGCACGGCGAACATGTTGTGCTCCCACAGGTTGACCTGCTTGCCGTCGATGGTGATGGACGCCTGGTCGGAGATGCTGGTCTGCATTCCTTCGACGGAACCCCATGCGGCGGAGGAGAATTCGCCGCACACGCCGAGGATCTCTGCCTTGGCCGGTCCCGGTGTCTCGGATACGGCGGGCACGTGAACGCCCTTGCTGATGTAGGTGCGGTTGCCGAGCACGGTGCTCACGTCGGAGGCGGCGGTGCCGTTGAGGAACAGGGGGCGTCCGTTGTTGTCGGTCGCCTGCCGGAGCACACTGCGACCCTGGGTGCTCAACGCCCAACCGTCCACGGTTCCATCCGCTTCGGACACGAGGTCGTCGGCTTTGTTCAGGTTCTTCCACACGTCCTTGCCGATGCTGACGGTCTGCGCGCTCTTCAGGGTGTCGAAGTCCGCACCCGGAGCGTCGACGAGACCCATGATGGTCTTGTCAAACGTGCGGGCGATGGCTCCCGGACCCTTCGCGACCACTTGGTCGTAGAGAGCGCCGAAGTCTCGGCGGAACTGGTTGGAGAACGGCATGATGACCGCGATGGTGTACGGCAGCATGTCCTTCTTGCCGAAGGTGACGCCGCTCTTCGGCTTCTCCGCACCCTCATTGACCCATGCGGCCTCCGGGTCGCCGATGATGATCGGCACGCGAGCACCGTTGCCGGGCAGTTTCATCTCCGGCACGAGCTGCATGAACGCGCTCTTGTATTTTGCGGTCTGCAAGATCTCCGCCTGGGTTTCAGGGGTGAGGTCTAGACCGTTGCTTTTTCGGGTCATGGACGGATCTGTCATGGTTTGTCCTTTCAAATGAATGTTGTTTGCTGGTTGGCTCACAGGAGCGTGTTGCTCATGGCGTTGACGAAGTCCTCGCGGCTGGAATGTTTAGCCTTGGCCTGTCCGGTGCGGGCGCTCTGGTCCGCAACCGTGCCGCGGGAACGCATGTCGGCGAACACCTTCATGAGTTTCTCGGCGTATTCGCCAATCTGCTTCTCGTCGTCGCCCGCGAGGACGCTCGGGTCGGTGATGCCGTGTTTGGCCGCGACGTTGGCGCGTATCGTGGAGAGCTCCTTCTCGTGTTCGGCCTGTTTGGCTTCGCTTTTGAGCTTCTCGTTCTCCTCGAGCGCCTTGGAGAGTTTCGATTCGAGGTCGGCAGTCTGTCCGGCCTTCTCCTTGAGCTCCTCGTAGTCGCTTTTTCTGCCGCGTTCCCTGCCGAGACGCTCGTTGATTATGCGGTCGACTTCCTCCTGGGTGAAGGTCCTCAGCTTCGCGTTGTTCACGTCCTTTGGGGCCGGAGAGTGCTGTTCCGGCTCCTGTTGGCCGTCCGCGCCGGTCTGGTTTTCTTCTGCCATGGTTGGTGGCTCCTTTGCTTGTTCTTGGTTTCCACGCCTGACGCCGGCGAGTTGACGGCCATTCTTGTTGGTTTCGCGCATGGCTGCGCCCCGCCCCATCGCTGGGGTGTGAAAGGTAAAAGAAAAGCCATCACGTTTCGACGTGATGGCTTTCTGGGATTCAGAGATTTCCCAGCGCTTTTCTTCGCGCGTATTCGGACCGCAGCTCGTCGGTCGACACATAGTCGCCGACGGACCAGCGCTTCTTTCCTTCGTTCCTGACCCATTCATATTCGTCCTGTGGCATGGAGATATCGCCATACTTGCGTTTGATTTCCGCAAGATGGCGCTCATCGGTGACTTCCTTCAAATCACCGGGCATAAACGTGAAACGGTCGGAACGATCCATAGGCTCAATCATAGCAGTCTCAGATAAACGATCGGTCTGCCGTCGGATGCTCCAAGCCCTTCGAAACGAAGAGCCCTTCCTCTCGGCAGAAGAATTTCGTATTCTCCCGGATGCTGAGTGATCGGCTCCACATACACGCCGGCGCTTCCCGGCGGTACCAGGATTCTTGTGGCGATGCGGTCTTCCCCATCAACGTCAATGCCTCCCTCCTTGATGCTGGTGGCCATGTAGCCGATGTGTTCGAAGGTGCGACCGGTATTCAAATCGAAAAGCGACTCCATGTCGTTGACGTGGAACGTCGACAACCGCATCTGCCTGTCGACCGTGAAACGTTCTCGGGTGATATGGTCGGATATCGCTTCGTCGATGCATTCGACCTGATGGATGACGTCTTTCGACGGGTTTCGTCCGCCGAACAGGTAGCCGTTGATACTTTTGTAGCTGTCTCCGGTCCAATCCATCAAAGCCGCGATCTTCTCGTCGTTGGAGAATCTATCTCCAGGCATCCTGACGCTATAATCCGACAATCTCGATAGTTCGGAAGCGCTGATTGGAATCGATTTGCCGCTCCATCGAATCGTCGGTTGGGCAGTCACACCATCATTGACCTCATCGTGATAGATGCGTCTCAATTGGGCTAGCGTGTCACGCCAGTCGCCGTCATCGCCGGCCGCAGCCTTGGCTGCCTGGTACATTTCACGATACTTGTCCGGATCGTATCCTTTGAGTTTGCTGCTGCCCCAGCTTGGCACGATGTCGCAGTCGCAGTCCGTATGGTATTGCATCTGCCGTCCGGCGGTGTCCTCGCTCAGGTAGGCGAAGCCACGCGAGGCGAGCATAAGGCAGAACGCGCATGTCTTAGCCCCTCGCGGCACACGCGCCCAGCGAGGCTTGGTGGGATCGTTGGCCACAGCCCTCTGCATGGTCAGCCGCCCGACGGTCTGAATCAGATTCTGCACGTATTCCAGCGCCTGCTCCTCGTCAGCGAACGTGGGCCACAGGTCGTCGATGGTTCTTCCGGCGTTGTTGTGAACGGCTCCGTTTTCATCTGGAATGACATCCTTGTAGTGCAATCCCATGAAGTCAGTGTTGTTGAAACCGCCTTCCATCTGCCAGACCGCGCGGTCGGCGGTGATGGAAGGCGGCTCGTATTCCGGCATATCGATTCCGCCGTACTGCGCCCACAGGTCGCGTACGTGGCCGTAGTAGTCGGATGCGAGCCTGCTGGCGGCGTCGGCATACCGGTTGATCTCCGCTTTGATGAGCTCCTGGCTTTCACCGTCCCAGACGAGGCCCGAGACACTGTTGCCGGCCTCCTTCTGCAGGCGGCTCATGGTGTCCGTGTAATCCTCGTACAAATCATTGAGGTCGAGTTCAAGCCTTCTGCGTCGTTCCGGCGGCAGGTTCAGACTGTTCGGGCTCATTCATACCGCCTTCCCTCGCCGCCGTATCGGTCTGCTGCTCCGTCTGTTGGCGCATGCCTCGAATCTGATCGAGTACCTGACCGGCCTGGGCCTTGCGCTGGTCGGCCTTCAGCCGGACGATCTCGCTTCGGCTCAATCCGGCGCGTGTCATGCCGACCTCGCTGTTGGCGAACGAGTCGATGCTTCCAGCGAGCTTGCTGAATGCGTCGGCGCTCATGGAGCTCGACGGCGTGTTCGGGTTCTTCCAGTCGACCTGCAGTTTCATCAGCTCCTCGTCGGGCACGGATGGATCCTGCATCCGTGCCACAAGACGGGCTGCCTGCAGGATCGATTCACCGAAATCCCGGTCGCAATGGCGCGCCTCGATAATCAGGTCCTCGCGCTGTGCCTCGGTCGCGTCGGCGGACGTCGGGTTCGCGTCGGACACGATGCCTAGCGAGCTGGCTGGAATGTTCATCGCACTGGCGAACATCGCCGCCCAACTTTTCAGCATCGTCAGATGCGGGTCCATACTCGACGCGGCCAGTTGCGTCACGGTCGGGGACTGCCCGTCGATGTCCTTGCTGATCATGTTGTAGCGACCCATATAAAGCTTTAACGCGTCGTCCGTGCCCAACGAGGCGAGTTCTTCGGAAGTGCCTGTCAGCAGGATTTTTGGGAACGCGTAGAATTCGGCATTCGCTTCGGCGCGCACGATGGTGCGGTTCGCGCCGTCGATGATGGCCATAGCGTCCCGGCTGATGCGGGAGCGTCCGAACGGTTTGACCTCGGTAGCCTTGTAGGCGAGGCGGAACACGCTGCACTCGTTGTCGATGGTGGGTTGCTCATCGTCCACGCGCCACCAGTAGCCGAGACGGCGCTGCACGCTGATGTTGCGGTCGGGCATGTAGAGCACGAGTCCGGTGGCCTCGTTGTTGTCGTCAACGTCGGTGATGGCCATGCACGCCCTGACCCGCCGGTTAGGGTAATCCCAGACGGCGGCCGAGCTTTCCGCGGTATGCGTGCGGATGAGCGGTCTTCCTTCGAAGTCCCGGACGACGCTGAGGAACGAACAGCCGTGAATGAGCGCAGTCTGGATGGCCTGCTGCAGAACGCTAGTGAATCCGATGCGGCTCATGAAGTCCTGCAGTTCGAACGGGTCGTCCACGCCCGGCGAGACGAATCCCTCGAACACGCAAAGCTCAGCGAGCATATCCACAGCCTTGCGTGCCCACCCAAGCGGCGTGTAATGATCCTTGATGGACTTCGGCACAGTCAGTCCAAAATCAACCAGTGGCTCCTTGGCTTCGTAGTAGGCGGTGAGTGTTCGGTTGCGGCTCGCGTGGCGCGTCCATACCTCGGCGAGTTCGCGCAGCAGCGCGTTCTCCTCACCGGAGAGTCCGTCGATGTGCGTCGGCACGACGAGTTTCGGCACCGTTCCGGCTCCTCCCGTAGGTTTCCACCCGTCCGGCGCTGCCGTTGTCTGGATGTCGCTCATTTAGATTCCTCCGATGATCTGTCGTCTTCCGGGATGTCGGAGCGTCGTGAACGCCCCGTACAGGGCGAGCGTGGTGGACACGAGCGGCGTGATGTCGACATCACTGCCGAGTTTGTTCCAGGCGATCGCGCCGGACTGTCCCAATGGACGCGTGGTCGCACCCTTGACGGCCGCGGCCAGCTGCGGCTGGTATTCGTCCCGCGGGTGCTTGAGCGTTCCGGCTTTGAGCATGTCGAGGAACCGGCCGCATGCTCGGCCCATCTCCTGCATGTTCGTGACCGTGACCTTCACATGTGCTTTCTTCAGTTCCGGCAGCAGGCTCATGGCGGGCGACTGCGCGTCGATGACCACGCTGGCGGTCTTCGGCCAATGTTCGGCGAGCCAGTCCACGGCCCACATGGTTCCCGCCTGCCGCGCGTCCTTGATGTTCGCCATCTGGACGATGGCCGAACCGTCCGCGTATCGTAGCGCCGCTCCGATGGTCAGCACGCTCCTGTCCGGAGGCATGTCGATGCCGAAGCTCACCGTGCCGCCCTCGGGCACGTCGTCGACGGCCGCGGCCTGCCACAGGTCGGGACTGATGGCGTATGCGGTGGCGGTCTCGTCCCATATGCCAAGCGCCTCACGACGGAATGAATCGTCCGACAGGTTGTTGCGCATGCGCATGATTGCCTGTTCGCTTGTACGTTTCGGATAGCTGGGATTCGCTTTAGCCCACTGTTCGCGGTCGTCCGAATCCGCGTCCTTGTCGGCGGCAAGCTCCACGTAGAGGAGGTTTCCGTCATGGTTCAGCGCGTGCATGCGTTTCTCCGTGAACGCATCGCACTGGTCTCCCGGCTTGGGTGGATTGCCCATATACACGACCAGGGGGTTAGGACTCGTGTTCAAAACCGGAATCATGTTGTCCATCGCGCGCACTGTGAGGATCTGCGCTTCGTCGAACACGGCCACGTCCACGCTGTGCAATCCTCGGCCGAAACCGTTCTCGCGGGCGCCGAACATGATGCGGCTGCCGGACGTGAACGTGATCTCCTGTTGGCCGTTTGCTCTGCGGATGCGTTCCACGTACCGGCCGAGCACTGGATTGTGCTCCATCTCGCACATGTCCGCGAATGTCTCGTCGCTGGTGCGCGTATGGTGGGCGGTCCAGATGGCTTTCAGGTTCGGTGTGAGTATCGCCTTGAGGAACAACGCGGTGCCGACGGTGAAGGTCTTGCCGATCTGCCTGCAGCTGGACAGCACGGCGCCGTCCGCGCCACACGCATACTTGCCTTCCGTGTTCTTGGCGAACAGAAGCCACAAGAAGCCCTGCTGCCACAAGTCGAAACGGATGCCGGCCTTACGCGCGGCTTTGTTGATTCGAGTGAACTCGCTGCCGACGATGCCTTCCGGCTGGCGGAGGACCTTGGCGATTTCAGACAATCGACGCTCCGACATCGTCCGTCACCTCGTCTTCCTCATCGTCCAGCAGGTCGGTCAGACCGCCGCCTTGGAGCGCTTCGATGCGTTCGCATACGTCGATGAGCTGGCGGCTGATCGCGGGCAGCGCGTTCGCCGGCGTCGTGGGATCGGCCATGGCCTTGAGCAGCAGGTCACGGTTGTCTCGCAGTATGTCCAGCATGCTGCCGTCCATCATCCGTTCGAAGCTCCGCTGGTCGAGATCCTGCTCCGGCTTCTGTTTCGTTTCCACGGCTTTGACGGGCGGCTTACCGTTCCGGTCCCGTGCGGGCCTGTTCTTTTTCCGACGATAATCGGCTTTCTGGCGGCAGGACTTGGAACAGTACTTCTGCGGCCGCCCATGGCCGGATGGCTGGAATTCCTTGCCGCAGAGCTCGCACTTCATCGGCGCCTCCCTCGCTTTCCGACCTTTCGTTGTTTCCCCTGTTTCCGACGTTTGCATTCCGGGAGGGATATCGGCACTGCACCCGAGGTTGCCGCAGGGTGGCACACCCGGGGTCCCCGCCCTGGTATCGGGTCAGATGCCGAACGTTCTGAACGGCATCGAACTTGGTTTGATGGTCTGCTTGCCGGCCAGCAGCGCTCGTGCATGTTCGTCTGTCTTGTCGCTCTTGAACCTGTTGCAGATGCGGTGCGTGAGCCTGCAGTTCGCGAAGCTGTATGGATCACCGCCGCGTGAGACTGGTATGAGTTCGTCTACTTCGGCGCTCATGGGATGCGGCGACTTCAACGTCTTGTCGACGGGCCGTCCGCAGATGGCGCACGTGTCGTAGGCGGCGAGCACGCGCCTGCGCAGCATGTCCCTGCGATGCCCGTTGCTCCGGCGCGGGTTACTCCTGGCACTCATCGTCGAACACCCTGCGGAACGCGATCGACGCCCGGTCGAGCAGTCGTTCGAACTTTTCGGCGTCGAACATGGCGCACTCGCCCGGCTCACCCGACAGCGGGACAGGCACGCTCATCACGGCGAGCTGCCGGTCCGCGTTGTCCGTGATCTTGAGCGTGATGGTGGGCGGCATCATGCACCTCCCTCAATATGCGAAAGCCCCGCACCAAAGGTGGGGCTGAACTTATGAGATACGTTTCTTTCGTAATTCTCCATACGCACTTGTCGTTATTTTCAGTACCCGATATATGCAGAACGCTAAATGAGTCATTAGCCATACAACAATCGCTGAAACTACTTTTTTCCCTATATCAGGTAATTGACCATATATCCCAAGGGAAGACCCCATAGAGGTCAATATAGTTATTCCGAGAGCAAGAGCCGACGAGTATACGACGCTGAAGAACATGTCATCCACGAGTCGTGTAAGTTTTAAATTCTCAGCTTGAATTTCTCCATTTTTCACGCGTTCTCGCAAATTTTGATTATATGTCATTCTAAGTTCAAATACGAAGATAGCGTGTGCGAACAATAAACCTCCGAGGACACCTAAAGCCGATACGATAATATCGGCGTTTACCGCAAACCGTCCAAAACAAAAATCCAATATTGCGACAATCGTCGGACACAATAATTCCCGCAATACGTATTTCCACGCAATATTTCGACCATCGTCCGATTCACGAATCTTCGGAGCCAATGTATCCATGTAGTGATAGAGGATGCCGTTATGATTCAAGTTCATATCTATCACCATTTTGCGGATTTACCTGTTCAAATAATGTATTCCAGTCAATAACTTCTGAGTCCGGTATCTCTTCATACATCTCTCCACTGTCCCATCCAGTTTCAAGACGAATCTGTTCATCATGATATTTGCGAAAGATAGAATCAGAAAGTACACGCCTTAGTTGTCCGTTATCCAAACGTGGCTCACCGTCTCCGGTAATAACCTCGCGAATTTTCGGACTCTTCTCATTGCCGATTGTGAACGTCTTTTTGCGACCATCGATTCCCGCAGCCTCGACCAGGACTCCTTGTTTGGGAATGGATTCATTATTCAATGACGGAATTGTCAGCATCCCTTCCCTTCCCATATTCTTTTTCCTCAGCGCCCGCCAGAATCTCGGATTAAGCACAGAGACACCCTTCGGAGGCAGAACAACCAATGCCATGCGGCCATACATCGTTTCCTTGGGATCATCGTCCAATCCGTTATCGACTGTCAGCTGTTGGTCGGTGCTGCTAATGGGAATTTTCATCGAAACAAGGCTACTTGAATCCAGCCACGCTTCCTTTTCGAGAATCCCATCGATTTTCGCGACCAATCCCGGGATAAAAGCACGTAAGCATTTCGCGAAATAGTCAATCACAAATTTTCCGTTAATGGAATTCATGTGTTCGACGGCAAAGATCGCCATCTTCACATCATCGCCTCTAGGGCAGCAAAAAACTATTCTGACTGTTTTCACGGCGGCTTCGTCGGGATTGATGTCTCTAACAACGTTGCCACGAAGTATGTCCAGCAATTGGCCACTTTCACCGTACTGACCGGACAACACATCAATCAGCACAAGCCGTCCATGGACTTCGTAATCGCTTACGGAATATATTCGTTCCCGTCTCTCATCTTTGAGAATGGTACCCTTGACGTGTTCTAAATAGGAACATAGATATGCTAAGACACTGTATCCGCCCCCGACATCCAGAACGTCGCGAGGAATATCTGGATTCTTTTTCCGCGTTTTTACAGTAAAGGCGTAGTAGTCAACAGTACTTCTGACCATCCATGCTCCCCAGCTTGAACGATATCGGTGTAGTTTGCGGTTGTTACCACAGATTCTACACGCGTTTGGGGATCATGGCGCTTCGGGTGCTGGGGATTACCCGGAGCGTCATGGAGCGGATGGCGCAGGATTCGCACCTGCGGACCCGTCAAGGTCTCCCGCTTAGCGAGCGGGTGCATTCGGCTGCTCCGCCAACCATCCCGGATATGAATCGAGGGCCTGAACGTGATTCACTGGCATGATTCAGACCCTCTAATCCACTGACAATTTTGCGTTGCACTTTCGATTTTGTCAAATCGAGTCGCGTCGCATGACCTGTCCATGCACGTCGGAAAGCCTGTACAACGGCTGCCCCTTCACGTTTTCACCAACCGGTTGGAGCCTGCCGCGCTTGCGCCATGAGCGAATCGTGTTCGCGTTGCACTGGAATCCGCATTCGCGCAGCAGTTCCGCACACTCCCCCGCCGTGAACGCCCTGCCCGATTCGATGCACTCCCGCAGGAAACCCAATCGCACATCGACCACGCGATAAGCGTTGCCGCACACCGGACAATCAACGCTCACCGCGCCGACCTCCGCACTCAGCTCCACTCCACACAGAGGATTCAGGCACCTGCCGATGCCGTGCCTGGATGGTGGCACGTCGATGATGGCCAGCGTCTTGCGCACCAACCGCTCCCAGTCATGCCAGATCAAACCGATGTCCGGCAGTCGGTTCAACCGCTGGCATGACCAGCATGCCTTGAGCATGTCGACGATGGACGGGACCGCGATGCTTGTGGCCCATGGCATGGCCGGCGGCGCATACAATCGACACCACAACGCCGTCACCGCATCCTCGATCTCCTGCAGATGGTCAACGACCGAGAGTCTGATCGGCGTGGGCGCGGACTGCAGGTTGACACGTCCAGGCTGGTGGCCTCCGTAATGCGCCGTCGAATCCAGGAACTCGCGCAGGGCTTGGATCCATGACGGATAGTCGTGGATCCATCCCCTCAAAGCGGTCTCGCACTTGTCGCACATCGTGGCCTGGATACGGCACTCCCCGCCGCACACTCGGCACATGCCGGCGAGCGCTGGCTTGTTTTGGTTGTTTTGTGGTGGTTGTGTCTGGTTTGGTGTTGGTTGGGATTCGTTGGTTGGTTCGTTCATTTGTTCGATTCCCTCCGGCGGGTGTAGTCTGGTTTGTGGTGATGCCAGGAGCCCGGCCGGAAGGTCGGGTTTCTTGTTATTCGCGGGTGTGTTGGATGATTGCTTTGATTTCCTCTTTGGGGACTTGTGGCATCAGTGGCGCGATCTCATCGAGGCTGTATCCGGCCTGATGCCATTTGATGATCATGTCCATGAGGGTTTTCTTGACTTTCATTTCGTTTCCCTTCGTATTTGCTGGATGATCGTCTCGTATGGTTTGCGGTGGAAGATGCGTATCCACCATTCGGGGCGGCGGCCCCATATGGTTTTGACTTCGGTGAGGGGAAACCATGATACGTACCATTTTTGGCAATTTCCGCAGTACAGCACCTCGCCTTCCTCCTTCGGTCTGGGATGCTCATGGTCGAACGCTGGCGGCCTTGGCACCAAATAACTTCGATTGCTCATTTTGTGTCCTTGAGTGTGATGCGTTTCATTCCTTCGCCGCCTTCATTTCTTGGACTTCACCGTCGAAAAAATCGATGATGAGATTGCAGATGGCGACCGCCGACGTTTTGAGCTGGGTTTTTTCCTCTTCGTTTTCGGCTTTGATGGCGAAAACGCCATCCTTGCTGTTGAAATTGATTCTCATTTCGTGTCCTTCGTGGTTGGGCGGACGGTGAATGCGACGAGTCCGGTCTCGGCATGGAACACCTTGGCCGGCTCGCCAGTCCTCAAGGACATGGCCTGCGCGTAGTCGCCGACATCGTCGATGTTCTCGAACGTTCTGACGCCTTCCGTGGTGACGACGTTGTAGCTCATCTTGCCGGCTCCTTGCCCGCTACGCTCACATGGCTCCAGTCGCAGGACAGGCCGGCCTGCTTGCCGTTCGTCGAGTAGACGATGCAGTCCACTTGCCTCGTGCCGGTCAAGGTGATGACGCATTCCGTGAATGCGTCGGCCCCGGCGGAGCACTGCGAGTCGACGGACCTGACCGCATGCGCTGGCGTCGAAGGCTCCGACGCGCTCCCGCATCCGGCGAGCGCGAGGAGGAATACCGGTGTGAGCAGGAACATGGTGATGGCGGTAAGGCCGATGCCGGCGAGCGCGAGCGGTTTGCGTTTTCTCATTTCGAGTGTTTCCTTTCTTGTCTGGTGGCTTCCGTGTTCCATGCGCGGATGGCTTCCTTGAGGTCGTCGTGGCGGGTGAGGATGAGGATGCCGTGGTGGTGTTGGCAGGCGCATGCCCATATCTGTCGTATGGCGAATGTTTTCCGGTTGACGGCCCAGGCGATCCGGTCGAAGCTGATGTTCCGGCTGCCGCAGGTCGGGCATGGCACTGGTTTGTGCCATTTGCGCGGTCGTGTCTCCTTGGATACGGTCTTCGTGGTTTTCTTCTTCATTGTCACCATGCCTTTTTCAGGAGTGTGCGGTACCGGATGTAGTCGTTGATGTCGCGTCGGATGCAGTCGCGTACCCTGTGCGATCCACGATGCCCCTCGTACGGATCCTCGGGACAGTCGATGAACCTCAAATATCGGCGGAGCGTGGTCAGGTCGAACTTGCGGTAGGACAGCCACCTGTCCGGGGCCAGGTCGAGGCGTTTGAGGAAGTCGATGTCGAAGTCCACGTTCGTGCCCGCCGGAACCAGCGTGAAGCGTTGCGACAGGGAGTCGAGATACTCCTCCACTGCGTTCGCCACAGCATCCACGCAGTCGTCGTGCGCGGAGCCGTTCAACAGCTCGAACAGCAATCCATTGTCCGTGTGCATCGAGAACGCGACCGGGCTCATGTCCAATAGGTCGAGATAGTCCGGTCTGATGATGCGGTGCAGGGATCCGAACGAATGTTCGCCCAGCACGTCGGTGCATTCCATGCCGACCTCCAACGGCAGACTGTCATTCCTGTCCGTGCCGGTCGTTTCGAAGTCGAGCCAGAGCAGCGCCTCCGGCTTCCCATTCCGGTCTTTGTCCTGTTTCCTCATGATTCTTCCTTCCAATTGCTTTGCCATTCGATGATTTCGATTTGAGTGAGCCGTTGCGCCGTGCCGTCATCCAACAGCCACCACCAGTCGCCGTTCCAGTCACGTATCGGCGCGTTGAGTGGATCACGCCAGCTCAGGATGATGTAGCCGGACCGTTCCGCCTCGGCCGGATGCGCGTGCGTCCAACCATGACAGCCGGTCGTGCCGGAACCGCACAGTTCGACGATGTTGCTCGGCAGGTCGCGCATGGTCGGGTTGGCTCGTCGGCGCAACTGCCGGTGGTGGCCGCTCCTGCCCGGCCAGACGGTCGGGTCGTGCAGGTTGCGTCCGCAACGCATGCAATGCCAGCCCTGACGTTGCAAGGCGACGTGTTTCGATTCCTGGAATTGCCGGTCGCTCATCGTTGTTCCCTTCCGAACTGGTCGAGCAGGCTGATGCAGGTCGAGCAGTCGCGTTTGATATCGCGGACGAGGTCAAGGTCCATATCGGCGAGCGCCGGACCTTTGAGTGCGTCGAGTTCCAATCGGTCCGCGGCTTGGATGGCCGAGGTGAGGATGCCGGCCATGTGTGCGATGGTCGTGGCGTTCATGCCGCCGCCTCCTGTTCGAACAATTGTTCGGCCAATACGTCGCCGGGCACGTTCGCGAGCTGACGGCGCAGCATGTCCGGGTCCACGCCCTGGTTGAGCAGGTCGGCGACCTTGTATGCGAGCTCCATGTACGTGTCCGTGCCTTCGCAGGCTATCGGGCCGAGTACGCGTTTGACCTCTTCACTACCCCACGTGAACCGTCGGCGAGCGTTGGAATCCTTTGGTGTGGCGAATCCGCGTTCCTTGCCTTTGACGAGCCAGTTGCGGTATTTCGCGTTCCAGTCGGCCGAGCGGGCTCCCGAGTCGAGGGCCCTGTCGCGGAATTTGTCGGCCTCGATGTCGCAGTCGATGCCGAGCCGGTCGGCGAGCGCCTGGTGTTCCTCAGAGGGTTTCCAGTCGGCTGGTATTGGGATTTGTTTTCTCGCGCGCGCGTTACTCTCTCTAGGTTCTATATAACTTTCTTCCTTATATAGGTTTGGGCGTAGTGATACTGCGCCCCTAATTGCGCCTCTAACGGCTGTTTTTTGCGCCCCTAATTGCGCCTCTTGGCTGTTTTGGGGCGTAGTATGCTGCGCCTCGGATTCGTTCTTTTTTAGGGGCGCAGTTTTTGCGCCTCTAAAATCCTCCATGCTGAGGTTCCATACGATTGGACGGTGGCGTCCGTAGTGTTCGGTGAGCCTCTGGTCGCCCTTGACGATCAATCCGGATGCCTCCAGGTCGTGCAATCCATGCTGGATGGTGCGGCGACTGTACCCGGTGAGAGCGCACAGGCGCTTCTGGGATGGGAACGCGCCACGGCCTTCGATGTCGGCGTGGTCGGCGAGCGCGAGGAGGATGCGGAGAAGCGACCCTTTGGCCATTTCGGCGGGCACGTCGTACATGGCCCACTCCAATGCCTTCATACTCATGATTCGTCCTTAGAAATCCGGTTCGGATTCCGGCTTGCCGAAATCACCGAACGATGCCGATTTGTTCTGTGGCTGACCCCACGGGTCGGACGGCGGAAGCGAGGTGCCGGCAGCGGTGGCCCCGCCCGTATAGCCCGCCGGAGCGGAGGACGGATTGCCATACGCTCCAGCCGTGCCACGCTGCGCCTTGGCCACCTGCGCGGTCGCATAGCGCAAGCTCGGCCCGATCTCGTCCACCTGCAATTCCATGGAAGTTCGGCGCTGATGCTGCTCGTCCTCCCATGAATGCTGCGTCAGCCTGCCCTGGGCGATCACACGCATGCCCTTTGCCAGGCTTTGCGCGCAATGTTCGGCCAGATCACCCCACACCGTGCAGCGGAGGAACAACGCATCCCCATCGACCCACTGATTCGACTGCCTGTCGAACGTGCGAGGAGTGGACGCGATCGTGAACCCAGCCACGCTCCGACCGTTCTTCGTCGACCTCAACTCCGGATCCGCGGTCAGATTGCCCACCACCGCGATGATCGTCTCACCAGCCATTAGAACCTACCTTTCACGGCGAGAGTCTTGATGATGCGGATGGTCTCGCCACCATCCCTGGTCTTCACCATGTGCGTCAACTGCGCGGCAGCGCCCTGATGGAAACTGTCATCAGGCATCACCTCCAACACCGGCATGGCGATCTCGGACACGAACCGGCCCACCAGTCCGTTGAAACGCACGCCCAACGATTCGAGGATCACCAGCTCCTTCCACGCCTCGGTCTCCATCGCCCGACGGCACGCCTCAGCCACCGCCCTGTCGCCACGCGTCATCCCCTCCATGCCGACGTCCTTGACCGGAGCGTTCGGACTGAAATGCCAATGCGGCAGAATCTCCTTCATCGGTTCCTCCCTTGACCTTGATTGATATGAGATTGATTGATATGAGCCGGACCGCTGGGCGCCATGACAGCAAAGAAGCACGCCCATCGTTCCCACACCACCAAGAAAGCTGAACGAGGCGGGGATGCGGGCGGCGTTGACGGTCCGGCCAAGCGCCGGCGGCGGGATTCGAACCCACAGCGGACGGCGTGACGGCGGAAGACGTGAGAGTGCATGCGTGAAATGCAATGTGAGATGAAGGGACCCCCACGCCTCCGCCATCCGTCCGCGTCCTTGTACGCCGGCGGATACGGTCAGACGTCGCCATCCACGTCATCGCGCGGAGCGAACCTGACCGTCAGCCACAGGGCCGTGGCCAGATACACGCCCTCAACCACAAGCGCGCCCGTCAGACCACAGCCATGCCAGGTGAGCATGAGCGTCACGCTCACGACCAAACCGACCACGGCGGCCGCGAACTTCACACGACGCAGCGTGTAGTTCGGCCTCCCCTTTTCGAACCTGTCCTCGATGCGATAATCGTTGTCCGTCATCTTGCGCCTCCGATGCTTTGAATGAATGTCCTTGCCTGGTCTTTTCCGATGCTCGCCAGCTCCTGGCTTCCGTCGACGTCGAGTGCCATGAGGCTGGCGCCCTTGCCCGTGACGCGAATCGCGTAGCCGGTCAAACCGAACATGATCACCGTGTCCTTCGGCGGTACGGGTGGTGTCAGCAGCGTTTCCGCGTCGATTCTCCTGAGTGTCATCACAGCTCCTTGTTGATCGTGTCGATGATGAGGTCCACGAGACCGGTGACGTCGAGGTCGATGTAGCCGACGATGTGGCCGAGCGACCTCATGGCCTCCGCATCCACGTCCTTGAATGGGTGGACTATTTCGCCCTGGGTCTCGAACTCGTCGAACACTGCCTGCACGCAGGCCTTGCGAATCGTTTTCATGCCGACTCCTTTCCCTCGTATTCACATGTGCTCTGGTAGAGGTGTTCCTTGAAGTAGGCGATCATCGGCTCCTTCGGATACATGACGGTCCGTCCGACCTTCACGAACTTCGGACCGATTCCCGCACCACGCCAGTACGCCAAGGTGCCCTCCTTGATGCCGCAACGGTCCGCGATGTCCTTCGTCGTGTTCATCGGTTTCAGGACCTCAGCGAGCGCAGCGAACGTCGTATCGTCTTCCATCACGCGCCTCCTTTGCGTGTGTAATGCCGGGCGGCGTTAGGAGAACCGCCCGGCCCCCTCCTAAAATCGGTGTCATCCCGCATTTCCGACGTGCGGGCCGAACAGTTAGGAGAAGAATTATGAGTAATGCGACAAGCTGGTTTTATTCCGCGCAAACGCATTTCAACAACGCCTCCAATTCGACGACGGATTACTCGCAGCGTGAGCTTGCGAAGGGATTGAACGATCTCGCGTATGCGATGACGCTTCTGGATAAATCCGTTGATGAGACGAAATTGTTGATTCGCCAAGTCCGTAGGTAAGCCTTGCCGCCTTGACGGCACTGGTGTAGTCGCCGCCGGTGTAGGATCCGTTCCTCAGCTGGCGGCGGCGTATTTCATAGACACCCATCACGCCCCCGCTTCCAACGACGGCTGGGTGCGACCCCAGTACCGGTCGATGAAATAGCGCTGCCCCTTGCTCGTGACCTTCGGAGTGCGGCTGACCGTGGTGTGCCCATCCGCATGGGTGACGGTGGTCTCCTTGATGCGGAACAGGCCGAGGTCCATCGCACGCTGTGTCGGCACGTTGCGATTCGAACCGGACTTGCCGAGATACCCGTCAGCCTGAAGAAGACGGAACAGTCTGTTCTGGCCGATGTCCATCCCGTTCTGCCGGAGCATCTTCGCGAGCTCGCCGACCAGGCACGTGCCGTCTGACGCGGCCACGGCGTCCGCGAACCGGGCCTTCGGCTCCAACATCTTGATCTGTGTGTCCTTGGCTTGAAGCTGCTGGTTCTTGCGCTCGATGGTCTTCTGCGCGACGAGCACGGCCCTGGCCATGATGTCCTCATCTGAATCCGACTCGGACGTCGGGATGTAGCCGCCGGTTTTGCGGATCTGGGGCAGCACCTCATGCGTCACCCACCGCTTGAACTCGTGAGCCTCGGGCTTGCGGGAACCGAGCACGAGAACATACAGTCCGGCTTCGTTGACGATATTGGTCTCGCCCTGACGCCCTAGATTGAACCTAGACCGTTCATCATCGTCAAGCCTTTTCAATGCATCGGATGGATTGCTGATTTCGAGGATGGCGCATACGTCCTTGGCGACGAACCAGGGCTCCCCCGCCTTATCGGTCAGGGTACGCAATGGGGCGCCCTTGAAATCGAACTTCTGGATTTCATTGTTCAT